GCAGTAGACGTAAGCTTAACTTCCATTATTTTATGACTAAACTGCAAAAGAAGTTGTGCCAAATCAAGGTATTGATTTGGTGTTAAGCTTGAAGCTGGCTCTCTTAGCAATCTATCAAGCCTTCTGCAGGCCTGATGAATCTTATCTTTCCAAATTCTTAATGGCTCACCATCATCTTTCTTGCCTAGGTCTACATTTGCTTTTTGAACCGCCGAGGTAAAGCTGCTGCCAGGTAAGTCGAAAGTTGTGTGAGTGTAGTTGTCAGCACTTTGTCCAAGGCCGCCAGAGAATAATGCATTTTTCTTCATAGATTCTTTCCTCGATGAATATTTTAAATTTTCGCCTGAATAGTAAAATTTAAACCAATTTTTAAAATTAATATCTTCTTGCTTATCTTTATTAAAAGATTTAGTATACTTTTCAAGTAAGTTCCATATAGGCTCACCAGTTTTTTTATTTTCCATATAAATAAGATAGACTGTATCAAGCCATTTACTTATATCTACTTCAGACTCTTGTTCTCCAGGGTAACCAATAGGATACGCAATCTTTTTAATTTTTTTTCTTTCTATATAGTTTACAAGCGTCCAATAGTAAGCATCATTTAGATTTTTTAACTCACCATAAGAATAATCGCTAGAGACTTTTATTCCTAGGTCTCTAGCTGCTTTCTTTATTAAAAGAATTTTTGATTTATTTTGCATTTTTATTTTCTAACAAATGTTTTAGCTTTTTGACAGCCTCAAGGAATTCTGGCCTATTTCCAATTTTTTGTTTTGACATAGCATTAGATATATAGTCCAAGCATCTTTGCAGTTTTGAATTATGAATAGCAATACTTTGTGGTATTCTTAAGCATTCACTAACCCACTTTGAAAATGAAACATCGCTATTTAGGTCGCTAATTTCTAAAATTTTAAATTCTTTGCCATCAATCAACATCTATAATCTGCCTCCTTGTATCAATGGTATTGAGCATATCAACTTGTTTCATTTTAAAATTTAATTTATTTACAAAAACTGATATAAGCTTTGGATCCATCTCTCTCAATACTTCTAATATTGATTCTTTCAAAACTCTAGCATGCTCATTGATAACATTAATATTAATATTATGATCAATTCTTTGATCTGCAAATCCTTCAATATATTTTTTCCAATCTTGCATTAGGCTTTTCATTGTATTTATATACTCTAGAAAAACTTTATCTTCCTTTACGGATCCACCTCCAGATTCTAAAAGGTTATAATAATGTTCTATTCTTGAGTTTACAAGTTTATCCATTTCAAGAAGTCTTCTGGTAACATCCAGCTCGCTTGATGCAATTTCATCTATTTTTTCTTTATAAGCATTTGTGCTTTGTATAATCATTCTTGTTTCAATTTCTTGCGTCTTTTTGTCTACTTCTGCTTTTTTATTTTTAATATCTTCAAGAACTTCTCCCTTTAGATCTAGATTTTCTGATCTAAATTTTTGCAAAGTCATATAAGATATATGTAGTCTTTTTGATCTTGGATATTTCTTCTCAAGCCAAAGCTCTACCTCTTTTACTGACTCGCCCTCTAGAAGTTTTTCTATAATCTTCTCTTTATCTGGATGGTTTAGTACTTTTGAACTCATGTAAATCCTTAGTTAAAAAAAATGCTCATTTAGATTTTACCTAAATGAGCACTATAATGTTTTAAAAATAACTACTTTTTTGAAGCCATCTTTTTAAGTATGTCNTTTTTTGTATAAGGATTTTGAACGACACCTGGAGAAACTCTTAAGGCCTGAACTCCTGGCATGTCTGGAACATATCTGGTTGATAAAGTTCCAGGCTTTTTGTTTTCTGGCTTGTAAGATGGCTTTTTTTCTGGTGTTAAACCATAAAGCTTATCCTGCTTAGCTGGAGTTCCTCCGCGCTGCTCTAGATAACTCTCTCTAGTATTATAATCTGTAACACCAGACTGAAAATGCTGAAAAAAACCATGCTCATCTTTTAAAGCTTCTTTCTTCATGTTAGCACCACATTTGATGTATTAATTAAAATTCCAGAGCTTTGAGCTAGTGACTTTCTTAATGGAACTGGTCTTCCTAACTCGTCAAAGGCAATCTTTGAAGCTGGCAATCCAAGTTTTGGACAGTATGGCTCTACTGAAGTCTTTGTCCAAATTAGATCTCCGCTCTTTAGCGCAGCCTTGATTAGAGCATCTCTTTCATCACCAGATGAAGCATGCTTTAGAAGCTTAGAAAACTTATCTAGCGCTCCAAGAAATACTGAGCTTTCGAACTTTGCTTCAATTACTGAAAGTGCATCTTCTGCTTGCTTGACATCTTTTCTTGAAACACCATCTACAATTCTATCCATTAACTGATCATATGATAGATTGCTCATGTTATCATGTGCTCTTGAGATTAGCTCTAATCCATTGCTCTTTGCAGATTTTACTAGTGTATTTATAGAATCAGAGTTTAGCTTATAAATAGACTTGCCAGCCTGGAATGTCGATGGAATTAAAGGTCTTCCTGATGAGAATTCTATTGGAACAATTATATCTACTCTTCCACCGGAAGTTGGAATCTCTGCTTTTAGATTTAAGTTTCTTTCATCTGCTGATGAAACTTTAATCTGCGGATTTGCAACACCAAGGCCTTTTAGCTCAACTTCTAGAACTCTAGAGGCTAGCTTTACCTGATCCTGGGAGAAACTAATTGTTGATGCAATTAGCTTATCTTCTAGATCAGCAAACTTCTCTAATGCTTTTGGAACGATAACTGTATCAATCTTATAATCATGTACAGCTCTTTGGTCAGAGTATTTACCTACTGATGCTTTCTTTTTGAAATTTTGCTTATCCTTCAAATGAACATAAAGGTTTTCTTTATTTAACTTTATAAGCTTTTCATCTTGAATAAAATATTCTGGAATTGAAGGCATTCCGTTTGACAACTGTACTGGAACTGATAGATCAACCTGAGTATGATCTGATGTATCAACAGATGCCTTGCATAGAATAAAGTGCTCATTGTGATGAACCGCTGTAACTGCAGTAGGAGTGCATCCTAGAGAGTTAAGCTGAACTTTTGCAAACTTCTCTGCTTTCTTAATAGCGTTATCAGAATGTGCTGAGAAAGACCTTCCTTCTAGTGAGAATGCTCCAGCAAATTGCTTTGAAGCTTCGCTGTCTGAGCTTAGCTTTATGGTCCCTATATCATGTTGCATTCTTGCGGAAGAAGCATCCTTATCTATTGTGGGCATCTTCTTATCAAAGATAAGGTCACCTAATTCTGTTCTAAATTTATCTCTTCCTCCACCGAAGCCAGATAAGTTGTGGTAAAGCTCTGTTAGCTGCTTTTGGTTTACAAATAGATTGCTTGATGCAGCTTTTACAATAACATCTCTATAGTTTCCGATTACCTGATCTCCAGGATTTTTTTCAGCAGCAGTCTCAAGTCTTTTTACAACGTATGATGTTGGGAAACTTTTTCCGTTGTTAATCTGATCAAGCGCTCTTTTTGCTTCTTTTGCTATATTTTTAATATCCTTCATTTTTTATTTCCTTATACAAACTTTTTAAGTTCTGGAAAGACATTTGTTATTGCCTCTGTCTTTAATTTTGGTTGTGATCCAAAAACTCCCTTTAGGAATTCTGGATTTTCCTTTACCTCTTCTAGCACTGCACTTTTAAAGGTAAAGACATCGTTAGGGGTAAAACCAAAGCTATCAGATTCAAACTTACAAATGGGAACATTCTTATATGATAAGGTTACATTTTTTCCATCGTAGCTGGATACGGCTGACCAACTTCCATCATCCTTTGTCTGATACTGTGGATCAGAAGCCCTGACTAAGAACTTTGTTCCATCAACTTCTTCTACCTTCCAGAGACTGTCATACTGATCATTCATAACCTTATAGATATCAAAGGCAACCTTTTTGATGCCAGTTTTTTGCGCATCAGAAAAAGACATTTTTTGCATCTTGCTTACATCTTTTATCCTTGCGTCATGTAAATCTTTCAAAACCTTATCTAGATAGCTCATATCTATAGTGCTCCAAGAATGTTCTTTTTTATTAATAGAAATAAAAATTTTACAAATCAGCAAGCATATTTACTTGCTCTTCAATGTCAGTATTATTTGCTTTAGAAATATCATCTAATATTGTTTTTATTTTAGGCTCACATAAGCATATCTTCTTAAGCTTCTTTACTATTCCGCCATATCTCTTTTTTTGATTTTTATAATCAATATTGCCATGCATTGCTTTATGCACAGCGGACTGTGTTATACCTAAATGATCAGCAATTTCATTCTGAGTCTTTCCCATGAGCCTCATAAATAAAATATTCTTTTGATGATCAGTTAAATGATTGCCATGGATTACTTCGTACAACTCTTCTAGAAGTTTTTCTTTTAGATCCATAACGGTTTCGCTGTACGAGTTTTCTTGAAGGATGGAAGATATGCCTCTGTCTGAGGAAAAGTTGCTTAGCTTTCCATAGTCAAAAGATACCTCTACTATTTTATACTGATAAGAGTTGCTTTTATTTTTCATCACCAATCCTCGGGAATAATTTGTTTAAAGTCTTGAAAGAAAGAATTCTTATTATTAGTTGGATTTGAAAAATACTCATCTACATCTTTATTTTTACCAGGAACTTTTAGAAATCTAAGCTTAATTCCCTTGTTCAAAAACTTTGAGTATATTCGCTGAGCAGATTTTCTACCAGCTTCATCGGAGTCTAACACAAATGTCATTTTATCGCAATATTTTGCCAACTTATAAAAGTGATACTGTGAAAAGGCTGTTCCACATATTGCAACGGAATTTGGTATACCGTTTTGTGACATTGATATTTGATCAAAGTATCCCTCTACTATATAAACATTATTAGATTCTATAATATATTTTTTAGCAAAATTTAAACCAAACAAAAAATTAGACTTCTTAAAAGAAGAATTTTTATATTTTGGAATTCCAAGATATTCTCTTTCAGACTCATCTAGCAGCACTCTGCCACTAATACCAACGGTTTCATTATACTCATTAATCAAAGGTATTATTAAATAAAAGTAATCAGCAAACTCGCTATTTTTAAGACTGTTAATAATTGAGTTTTTTATTAAAAGCTCTTCATTAACATGCTGGGTTAGTTTTCCTATGTTTTGTGGAAAGTAGCCAAATTTATATTTATTTATTAGATTTAGACTTAACCTTCTTTTTTTATAAAGATATTCTCTGCACTTATCCGACCTATCAATATTTGCATGACAAATTGTAACAAGCTTATCTAATTCATTCATTTTAACTCCATAATGCAAAAAGCCCGGGGTTTCCGGGCTTTTCATCATACTTCTTTTATTTTAGATAAAGATTCCATTGCATTTTTCATAAACTCATTTACTTGAATTCTGCAATCATTTTTTTCACAATCTTTTCCTTTAACTTTTCCAAGTGAAAATTCTGATTCAACCATCTTGTTGCAAGTATCGCATTTGAAACAAAAGGCTTTCTTAGTATTTACTTTTCTTATTTTTCCTGATAGTTTTAAGGCAGACTTGGAAAAATCTGACATACCTTTTAGTATCTCGTCACACTTTGTACAGTGCACATCATTTGATTCTGCATCAAGTACTGCTTCAGTTGTTCCATCGCTTTTCTTACAACCTTGATTGCATCTTACTAGCATTATTACTCCTCTCCTTCTTCAAATGGATCAGTATCGCTAAGAACATCTACTTCTTTTTCAGAGGTGTCACCACCTGATAAGTAAGTTACTCTTATTTCATTTTCTAGGGACTGACTGTTTTGCTTACAGTATTCGATAGCTAAATCTCTTGAGCTTAACTTTTCACCCATGATTATATAGCTTCTGTTGTTAGGTCTCTCTATTATGCCAATCTTTACTCCAAGATCAAGTAGCTCTTCTTCTACATTTGAAACTCCGCTTCTAAAGTCAACAAAGAATTCTGCAACTTTAAAAGGAGATGATACTTTGTTTTTTGTTATCTTTGCTCTAATTTTATGCCCTTGCTTTTCCTCTCTTGCATCGAGTATTAGATTATCTGCTCCAGACATTGGACCAACCTCTACCATGATAGAACAAGCGTGCTTTAAAGCCTTTCCGCCAGGAGTTGTATTATGGTTTAATTGCCCATTAGCAAAATAATTTTTTATTCTATTTATAGAAAAATCTGCTACAGACATTGGACCAGATATCTTTTCTGACTCTGGATGCTGATCCATTCTTATAAAATTTCCATCGTAAAAAACAAGATGTCCTGCGGTTGCCTTTAGATCTCCCAGAACATAGTGTTCCTCTGCAGGGCTTTTGATTAAAAGATTATTTATCTTCTCCCATGTTTTTTCATTTGTTTCAAAATCAAAACCTTCAATTTCTATGTTTAGACTTGAAACATCGGTATTGCTTTCGACTTTATAGTCATATTCTTTAACGAATCTTTCAAATAATTCGTTTACAGTCAAAAGTTCATCTAAATTGCCATCTTTCCTTATTTTAACTTTTGTTGAAAATGGATCTACACACTCTGGATTTCCCCACATTTCTCCTGGGTTTACTCTTACTTGGTTTATAGCAATCATTGCAACATTTGCTTCTGCAATTCCAGGAGTTAGCTTTTTTAGCTCTACTGTTAGGAATCTTGCTACTGCGGCCATAAGAGCCTTACCAACTTCAGCCTCAAGCTCTTGTGGAACTTGCAAGTTTGCAATTGAGTCAAGAATAATTACGCCCATTTTTCCGCAATTCAATGTTACTTTCTTTTTTGTAGAAGGATTTACATAAGAAATTGTTTGACCAGTTTTAATCATATCAAACAAGCCTGGAACTTTTGTTAACTTTCCGGTTTGCTGATTCTTTTTAACTCTTCCAACAAGTCCTGCGAAAGCTTTTGCAGCTTCGTTTGTTTTTACTAAATAAACCCTATCATTATCTACTCCAAATTTTGCTGCCCATTCAGCAGAGTAGGTATACTCTGCGTCGATAAAAGCAACGCAATTTTCTGGATCTTGTGCTTGCCAATTAGCCATTGCTATAAGTGCGAGCAATGTCTTTCCTGAGCTTGGGGCTCCAGCTAACTGTATCAACCTTCCTCTTGGCCATCCACCTATACCTATTGCTCTATCCAAAGCAGGTGTGCCGGTTCTTACTATGTCTGTTTTTATTGTTTGGTCAGGCCTAACAACAGAATCAGGACCAAAAAGCTCTTCTAGACTTTTCCAAGCTTCTGAATCTGAAAGCAACTTCTCTTCGCCTTTTGCCATTTATTTTCTCCCTAGTGCTTGTGGTTTAAATTTCCTGCTTCTGGTGGTCTCCAGCCTGGAGGTGCTTGCCAATCAGACTTGTGTACTGGAGATTCAGAAACTATCGCTTCTGTATTTATAAGCAGCAATGCTATGCTTGTCGAGTTTTCTAGAGCAGTTCTTGTAACTTTTTTAGGGTCAATTACGCCGCTTGATACGAGATCTTCCCATTTACAATTTGCAGCATTAAAGCCCATTCTATAGTCATCATATTCCAAAGTTTTCTCGAGAATAAAATCCCCATTCTGGCCGGCATTAAATGCTATTTGCTTTAATGGAGTTGAGCAAGCATCTATAAGAACTTCTGCAGCGTCCTTGAACAATGGTGGTATTGATTCTCTGTCTATCATTTTTGCGGCTCTAACAAGTGCTGTGCCGCCACCGGGAACGAAACCTTCATCTATTGCAGCCTTTGCTGCACTTAATGCATCTTCAAGTCTATCACCCTTTTCTCTTAACTCCAACTCTGTAGAATAACCAACGCAAATAACTGCCGTCTTATTTTGAAGGAACTCTATTCTTTTTCTTAAATCAACCCTTTCGCTATCTCCTAGTGGAGCTTTGATATCATTTAGATATATTTTCATTTTAAAATCAAGCCTTTCTTGATCTTTTTTGGACTCTATAATATTTGTTACATATTTATTTACATTTACCTTTTTTGCATAGCCTAAGTCTTCCATTGTGGCAGAAGATATATCGGCTCCATTATTTGGTCCAAAAATCTTTGCTCCAGTTAGTATAGATAAATCATCCAGCCACTCTCCCTGATAAGCACCTGAAAAGGAAGGAAGCTCTGTTGCTACACACTTTAGTCTGCCAAGCTTATTATTTGTTACTATAGTTGCAAGCGCTTCTAGCTTTAGAGACTTGCAAATTATAAGAAGTTGTGTTTGAGAGTTGCTAATATCATTTAGCAAACCAAGAAAACCATTCAAGGATGTTATATCTTGATTTGCAATAAGAATTCTTGCATTCTCAAGAGCAACATCTGATTGTCCATCTAGTAAGAAGTTTGATGTAATATATCCTTTCTTGTATTCAATTCCGTCTGTCATACGCACGTATGTGCGTGTGCCTGCTGCGCCTTCTGCCAAAACGGTTCCTGTTAGTCCAACCTTTTCAAAAGCTTCCGCAATTGCTCCACCCATCTCCTTATCATTATTTGCTGATATTGTGGCAATATCTCTCAAAGAGTCTATGTCTTCTATTTTTGTAGTAATCTTGTCAAGATTCTCTATAATTCTATCTCTTGCCCACTCAAGACCTCTCTTTAGCTCAAGAGGGCTATAACCATCAGAGACTAAATCATCGCCTCTTCTAAATATATCTCTTGCTAGTACAGTTGCTGTAGTTGTTCCATCTCCGGCCATATCAGCAGTCCTGCCTGCCGCTTCTTTTACAAGCTGACATGCAAGATCCTCTACTGGATCCTCTAATGTTATTTCTCTTGCAACGGATACGCCGTCTTTTGTTACGACGGGAGCACCAGCAAATTTTTTAAGGATTACGTTTCTTCCTTGCGGACCCATAGTAACTGCAACTGTATTTGCCAGCTTATCAATTCCTTTTCTTAGCCTCTTTCTAGCATCAATTGAATAG